GCACCTGGTGGTCCGATAGGACCGATAGCACCTTGTGGACCAATAGGACCAATAGGACCTTGAGCTCCTGTAGAACCCGTAGGGCCTATAGGACCAATAGGACCAATAGGACCGATAGCGCCTTGTGGGCCAATAGGACCTTGAGCACCTTGTGGCCCGATAGGACCGATAGCACCTTGTGGTCCGATAGGACCGATAGCACCTTGTGGTCCGATAGGACCGATAGCACCTTGTGGACCAATAGGACCAATAGGACCTTGAGCTCCTGTAGAACCCGTAGGACCAATAGGACCGATTGGGCCAATAGGACCAATAGCACCTTGAGGACCGATAGGACCTTGAGCACCTTGTGGACCAATAGGACCGATAGGACCTTGAGCTCCTGTAGAACCCGTAGGGCCTATAGGACCAATAGGACCAATAGGACCGATAGCACCTTGTGGGCCAATAGGACCTTGAGCACCTTGTGGACCAATAGGACCAATAGCACCTTGAGGACCGATAGGACCTTGAGCTCCTTGTGGACCAATAGGACCAATAGGACCTTGAGCTCCTGTAGAACCCGTAGGACCAATAGGACCAATAGGACCAATAGGACCAATAGCACCTTGTGGTCCAATAGGACCGATAGCACCTTGAGGACCGATAGCACCTTGAGGACCGATAGCACCTTGAGGACCGATAGGACCTATAGGACCAATAGCACCTTGTGGTCCGATAGGACCTTGAGCACCTTGTGGACCAATAGGACCTTGAGCTCCTGTAGGACCTGTAGGACCGATAGGACCAATAGGACCTGCGCTTTGTTCTTTAGTACCTACTATACCACTGGAGTTTATGGTAAGAATAGTATTTTCAGATGTTTGGGCGGGGAGGGAACCTAGAGTTAGACCCCCTGTAGCTTCAATACTGTTAAGTGTTGCATCGCTTCCGGAGACGATGACTTTTTTCCAATTTGGCATAATTTCTTTTACTATGGTTGGTTACAGGATTGCCTGCCCACTTCCCCTATTGGGGCCTATAATACAAGCATAAATACACAAAAAAGAACCAATATATGAGTCTTTTTAAATATTTTTTGAATGTTTTTAAACTATTCTTTTGGGGGTCCTTGTTGGAGATTTTTTATATGGTTATCCGTTTTTTCTTGTAGTTTAACCATCTTTGGAGCGCTTTGGCCCTGTATCGTTAAGACATCTAGGGCTGCCCTAATAACTGTTAATTCTTCTAAATTATACATTATCTAAGTTATTTTTTAGTTTCATAGCCAATGTATAAACGGATTCTACCATCTCCCCTTTAAAAGTTGAGTTCTTTAAAGATTCTAAAAGAATTAAAGTCTCTACTTCGTTTAACACCACAGATGGGGGTGTTTTTGATTTAGGGGATTTTTTTGTTAAGGAGGAAGGTGTAGCCTCCCCAGAAGGGGAAGCTACTTTTTTATTTCCTGCTTTTACATTATTTGCTTTAAAGCTCATAAGTATAAAATTTAAAAACCTTTTAAACATTAGTATTAAGAGTAAATCCAAATACCTTCATCATCACCTACGAATAAGTTACCTTTAGATTCGTATCTATCATCTACTAAAGCGTTAATAGCAGTATTGCTACTAGCGTTACCAGTTGATACGTTTGCCATAAAGGCATCTGGAGTGAATACGTTTTGTGAAGCATCGAATGCATCAGCGATTGCCCATCTTTCAGTAGCAGCGTCGAATGCGAATACCTCACCTACATCTTGACCAGTTTGTTGTACTACGATACCACCGTCTCCAGCAGAAGTAGAACCAGAAGCTAATAAGATAAATCTATCAGCAATAGCTAAATCTTCTGTGTGTTGGAACGATGCAGTACCTTGTACTACTAAGTTTCTAGATACAGTTAAGTCTTGAGTGATTGTTACATCATCAGGTAAACCTACAGTAATAGTACCAGCTCCTTCAACAACAGTTGCTTCGTTAGCAGTACCAGCGAAAGTGATTGATTGACCTAAAGCGATCTCTGTTGCGTTTGAACCATCAGTAACTTCAATAACACTATTTGCTAACTTAGCGTTAGTTACGTTAGCGTCAAGAATCTTAGAAGTAATAACTGAATCAGAAGCTAACTCTACAGCAGTAACACCACCAGCGTTAACAGCAAGACCAGCAGCACCTACAGTTAAAGTAGAACCTGAAACCTCAGCAGCAATAGCTACACCAGCTGAACCATCATAGGTAAAGTCAGCGATACCATTTCCGTCTGTTAAAGCGTTTTCAATAGTACCAACAACATCAGTTAAAAGTGAACCATCACCTTGGAACGAACCAGAGAATGAACCTGAACCTACAGCACCTGTTAAGGTTAAACCAGCTATTGAAGCTGCTGTAGTACCTAAATCTACTTCAGTAGAACCAAGAGTTACAGAATCATTTACTAACTTATCGTTAGCGATTGCACCTTGTAACATTGCGTTAGTTACACCAGAAGCAGAAATGTCTAAGGTAATAACTTGTCCTGAAGCAGCTGAAAGTAAACCTGAACCACCAGCAACTGTTAGTGACTGAGAATCTAAATCAACAGCACCAGTACCTGAATCACCAGCGATATCTAAATCTTGAGCTGTTACGTTGTTATCAACGTAGTCCTTAACTGCTTTAGTTGTAGCTAAGTTATCATCAGATCCTGTAGTAGCAGGTGAAATACCTTCTACAGATGTTACAACAGCAGCAGGGCTTAACTTAACAAATGTTACAGCTTCATCAACTAGTTCAGCTGTATCAACACTACCATCAGCTAAAGAAATACTTACTGCAACATCATCAGCACCGATATCTGCAGTACCAGCAGCATCACCACTAACAGTAACAGAGAATGCAGCATCAGCAATCTTACCTAAAGTTACTGAGTCAGCAGCTAACTTAGCATCTGTAACAGCTAAATCATTGATTTTTGCAGTTTCAACAGCTGAAGCAGCTAAGTGCTCAGTGTCTACTGCTAAATCAGCAATTTTAGTTCCATCTACTGCATCAGCAGCTAATTGAGCGGTATCAACACCTAACTCGTTTACTGCAACACCTGATGCTCCTACTTTTAAAGTAGTACCATCTAGATTTACGGTAGCAGTTACAGCGGTGTTACCATCAAAGGAACCACCATTTAAACCGTCACCGAGGGTTAATGATTCATTTAGGGATGCAGAAACACCCGTTAAAAGCGAACCATCACCTACGAACGAACCCGTGAAAGATCCGGACAATACTTGTCCGTCTACTAACTGACGGGCATAATTAAGATCATTGTTTAACTGAGAGACATCACTCCCGGAGACAATGACTTTTTTCCATGTAGCCATAATTAATTACGTTTTTTTTAATTTATTAAATATTAGTTAACTAACAGAACCTTTAAATATTATTATTATTTGATATAAATATGTATCAATTTAATCCCCAATCCAAAAATCTGACTGAGAGTACATAAGTCCTCCTGATACAGCTGTTGGTGTAGAATCGAACTGAGCAAACGTTACTACTCCTTCAGAGTTAACGCTAAAAGCCTTTTCACCCCCGTTAGGAGCTACAGATAAAGCATCTTCACCTGACGTTCCTTCAATAAATAAAGAACCTGTAAGATTAGTAAATCCTATAACTTCTAAACTACCAGTAATCTTTGCTGAACCTGTGTATGGGAATAAATCTCCACCTCCACCTCCAGGGATGTCTATAATAACACCTCTTGAACCTGTAGAAGTTATTGTTACACCTGAACCTGTAAAGAATAAATCTTCAGCATTACCTCTAACACTTGAGCCTGTATAATATACATCAACACCCGCTACTATATCATCTAAGAAATCTTGGATTTCTATTTGGAAAGCAGCTGTTTCTTGACCTGTATTTAACTCTTGAATACCTGCAAGGTTTCTAGTAAATATTGGGGCTAAAGATTCTGAAGGTGTTAGTGCTACAATAGCAAGACTTTGGTTAGAACTAACAGACATTTCATCCCCAGATTCTGATTCCGTTCCTTTTTCACCCCATTTAATATAAATAGAACCCTCAGTACCACCTGGATTTCTATAAAATACTTCTGAAATAGTATATTTATGGAATCTACCTGGGATTGATGATTGGTCTGGGGTTACAGCATCTCCTAAAATAGAGTAAACTGTACCATCAGAAGTAAAATCAGTATCATTACTACCCGTAATATCACGGAAGTCTACAATACCTTGTGGGTCAGTTAAAGAAGCTGAAGGGATAAAGTAATCACCTTGTGGGGGTGAGATTCTACCTAAACCTTGTGACTCAGCTGTTAAGGGATTATCTTCAACAGTAATAGTATTACTTGCTGTATCAACGGCTGTAATTACAGTTCCTGATGGGAAAGCTGATGACTCAACTAATATCTGCCCTACTCTAATCTTATCTTGACCAAAGTAACCACTTTCATCTGTTACGTTAGTAAGTGTAGTAGATGAGGTAGTAGCATCAAAGCGTACTCTAATATATGAGTTAGAACCATTTCCTATAGGGGTAGCGTTACCAAGCTTACCGTAAAAAAGTTGTCTTGCCATTGTCTATTACTTAATATTGATTAGTTATAAATACTAAAAAAAGAGCCCCAAAACGGGGCTCTAAAGTATTTTTTTTTACATCTTTAGAAATGTAAAGTGTATAATACATCCCCAAACACATCTAAACCACCTGATAATGAGTAAATATTATGGTTAGTAGTTGTACTAAAAGTTAGGGATGCTGCGTTTACTTGACTTGAGCTAGAACCCCCAACATTATAATAGTTAAATGCGGCTGGTACTCTAGAGTTTAAAGTATTCTGCTTACCAGCACCATTTGTTATAGCGTTATTAGGAACAGTTACTGTAATAGTAGCATCTTCCATTTGGTCTAAGAACGTAGTTACTGAAATAAGTTGTACGTTCCCTGATGATGGAGATTCTAGAGTTAAAGCTGTGTTTGTTAAAGCTGAAACATCAAATGCTGGGATATAAGCACCTTCATCACCACTAGTATCACCTGAACTAGCTACTGTAGCTGTAAAAGTATCAGTCCCAGTTGAAGTAATAGAAACATATGTATAATCTTCACTCATATTTCTGATTATAACGTAGTCTCCAGTTGATAAGCCGTGAGAGACTTTAGTAACTGTTAAGGTAGCACCTGAACGAGTCCAACTTAAACCACCTTCTACGTTACCTGATGATAACAGTTGTGCTACGTTATTACCTGAAGTTACTTCATATCTAATAACTGGGTTATATGAGGCTCCACCTCCACCAGTACCACTAGTTACTTCAACTTCAATACCTTGTGATCCCGAAGCTACAACTTTAACTCCTGTTCCTTTGAAGTTAATAGTATCATAATCAGCTACAACTAAAGAACCTGTATAATAAGCATCTGCTGTTCCTGCAGGACCAGTAGGACCTGTAGGACCTTGAATACCTGTTGAACCTGCAGCACCTGTAGCACCAATAGGACCAATAGGACCGCTAGGACCTGTAGCACCTTGAGCACCTGTAGTACCTGTAGGACCAATAGGACCAATAGGACCAATAGGACCGCTAGGACCAGTAGGACCAGTAGGACCTGCTACTGTTGAATCTGCTCCTGTAGGACCAATAGGACCAATAGGACCAATAGGACCACTAGGACCTGTAGCACCTTGGGCACCTGTAGCACCAATAGGACCACTAGGACCCGTAGGACCAGTAGGACCTGCTACTGTTGAATCTGCTCCTGTAGGACCAATAGGACCAATAGGACCGCTAGGACCTGTAGCACCTGTAGCACCTTGGGCACCTGTAGCACCTTGGGCACCTGTAGCACCAATAGGACCGCTAGGACCAGTAGGACCAGTAGGACCTGCTACTGTTGAATCTGCTCCTGTAGGACCAATAGGACCAATAGGACCAATAGGACCACTAGGACCTGTAGCACCTTGAGCACCTGTAGCACCTTGAGCACCTGTAGCACCTTGAGCACCTTGAGCACCTGTTGGACCTGCTACTGTTGAAGCTGCTCCTGTAGGACCTGTAGGACCTTGAGCACCTGTAGCACCACTAGGACCTTGAGCACCTGTTGCACCTGCTACACCACTAGGACCTGCTACACCACTAGGACCACTAGGACCTTGAGCACCTGTTGAACCTGCAGCACCTGTAGCACCAATAGGACCAATAGGACCTTGAGCACCTGTAGCACCACTAGGACCTTGAGCACCTGTTGCACCTGCTGCACCACTAGGACCTGCTACACCACTAGGACCACTAGGACCTTGAGCACCTGTTGAACCTGCAGCACCTGTAGCACCAATAGGACCAATAGGACCAATAGGACCTTGAGCACCTGTAGCACCACTAGGACCTTGAGCACCTGTTGAACCTGCAGCACCTGTAGCACCAATAGGACCTTGAGCACCTGTAGCACCACTAGGACCTTGAGCTCCTGTTGCACCTGCTACACCACTAGGACCTGCTACACCACTAGGACCACTAGGACCTGTAGGACCTGTAGGGCCTGCTACTGTTGAAGCTGCTCCTGTAGGACCAATAGGACCTTGGGCACCTGTAGCACCACTAGGACCTTGAGCACCTGTTGCACCTGTTGCACCTACAGAACCTGCAGGACCACTTGGACCCTGAGGACCAGTTGGACCCTGAGGACCACCACCGCCGCCACTACCACTTCCTACAGTGATAATATTACCATCAGATTCTTTTAAAAATAGTGAAGAGTTACCTAAGGAGCCTGAGGTAAATATCGCTATTTGTCCAGTTCCAGGATTATCTACAGCGCTACCAGAGGTATATTGAATATTAATTTGAGCCATTACAGGTGTATTTTGTTATAAATATTATTTCTTCTATTAAAGTTATTGAACTCTATCAGGAACTGTAAATATTCCGTTAGTCACTACTGTTCCTAAAATCATAGGGGCAGATGTGACAGATAAAACACCGTGGGAATAAACAGGATTTGGGCCTGGGATTACTAAATCCCCACCTTCTATTGTTAAGACTGCTCCTTCAGCTACTATTAACTCTGATACCTCAATGTTAGTATTTTTACTTACAGTAAAAGTAGTCCCTGGGAGTACGACTCTGGGGATAACGGTATCATTACCTGTAGCAGGTGTTGTGTCCTTTGAGAAGGAGGAGATTGAAACTTGATCTAAAAATCTAACTTGGCTCATTCTTCGTTGTTTATTCTTTTACGTGTGTTCACATTTGTGTTTACACGAGTTCTACCATCATCTGTAACCTGTGGATTTGGTTGGAATACATCTGGTTTTGATGTAGTTTCCATCGAAAATATAATCTTTGATTTTTCATTATATTTTTTAATGGAGGATAAATCCTTTTGTATAATATCAGGTATTATATACCCATACATATTAATACTAAATGTACTCCTTACTACTCTTTCTTGTCCATCGTTTAGTTCTTGGATAGTGTTAAACTGATCGATTGAAGTATTAAACTTAAATCTTTCAGGATCACCCCAATATGAATCTGAAGCGTAGTTAACTGCTTCGATTATTTTGTTTAACTGGTCAATATAGTAAGTTTGGATAATAACACTATATTGTAAAGTAACGTAATCTGGGACTACGTTTGCTATGAACTGTTTTGTTTGAACTCTGTTATTTAACGCATCAAAGTTAGAGTAGAAGTTTTTACTATTATATTGTTTTTGCCAAGAAGTATATAAGTTAGGAAAGTTAGCATCCAACTTATTAGTAAGATTTCTTTTTTTAGTTATACTATTACGTTGGAACATAATGATTGGGTTCATTATCTTACCACTTCTATCTCTATAATATCCATCTTTTTGAAATGATTTCCACCTTTCAGGAGCACCATAGACAATAGGTACAGCTATTCTTTCACCATTTTGGTAAACTGTAGGACGTATTACATTTTGAAAATAATACATTAGTGCTTCGTCAATATCTTGGATACCAACAGTAAACTCCTTATAGTTATCTTCCTTTTGAGACATTTTCTCAGAACGATTAAAACTAATCCCAGATTGGTTAACATCGGGATTAGAGGAATATTCTGTAGCTGTATTAGGGTTTACACCAGTATAAGGTTCTACCCCAGCTTCACTAATCTCTCTTTGAGTTTTTGGTCTTGGTTTTCTGTTCTTAGCCATTAGAATCTTTCTTTATAGGGTGAAATAGCTAACTTATCAGCAGGCACATAATGGGTATTACAGATAATAGAAACACTATATCCAAACTGGTCTAAATCCATATTCCCTAATGGGTTATCTCCGTTATCATCTTTATAATCATAATCTGGGTTTTTACCTACGAAGTATTGATTAGCATTTGTACCATCAACCTCGTAGTATCCGTTTTTCCACATTATAATATCTCCTACCTCAGGTACTAAGTTAGCACCATAAACTGAATTGGAGTTAAATTCTTCTAGTTTGTTTAGGAGATCATCTCTTAGGAACTTAAAAGTAATACCCCATTGGAAGTCTACACCAATTTCACTATCAGGGTATGATTGATCACTTCTTTCGATAATAGAGTTTAATAACACAGGTTCGTTCCAATATTTTTCTTTGGATGCTTCACCATACATGTTAACTACTGTTTCTTGGATATCTGGTTTATAATACACTACTTGTTGGGATATAACGTTCCCCATCAACTCTCGGTTGACGTGTCTAAACATGCTTATATCTCGTGCTTCCCCAAATAATGCCATTAGCCTACAAATATAGTCATTGGTATATAAGTCATCTCTTCATTTCTGAACTGAGATTCGTCTCTTCGTCTCTCTAACATAGCTCTTTTTGAAGTTTCATCAAAGTATGTTCTTAGTTTTTCAACCAGTTTATCTCTATCTTTTTCTCCACCTGCCAATAAGTCACTACCATTTAAAGTAACATCTGAACCTGGGATTGGGATGTTTTGATATTTGTTTCTAACGTAAGCTAACATTTCTTTAGCAATAGCTAATGTCATTTCAAAAATCCAACTTCTACCTACTGAGTTGATTTTTAGGTATTGAGGGTTTTCATAAGGGACATTTGATACATCTGATATTTTGTCTGTAGCATCAATGATAGAATCAGCTAACCTTTCATCTTTTTTAAGATATTGGAACCAAAGTTTTGTACCTGTATCACCATCACTAGGGATTGGGAATATTCTAAGTTGGTTATTTATTAACTCGAATGAATAGTTAGATCTTCTGATTTGTTCACTCATCTCGATTGATTGCATTCTGGCTAAATCGAAATTAAGTGGCATTAGTAAGAAGTTTACAGCAGGTGAATAACCACCCCAACCGAAGCTATCGGTTAAACCCATCATACCGGTTCCTGTACCCCCAAATGGATCATAAAATCTATCAATAGCAGGGGGTGCTTCATAAAATACTCTTCTTATTTCAACATTTTCCCCCTCTAATCCGTTTTCAGAAGCCCAAGTATCCAAGTTATAATCTTGTACTGACCCTGTTAACGAGATAGAACCACTATACCAATTTGTATTACCTCCAACACCAGCTTCAGTACCATATTGTCCTGAATACTTGATGATAGTGGCTAAGTTAGGTTGGATTATTTTGTCATTTAAGGGAAATCTAGCATCACCACCTTCTAAAGAAAGATAGTTTTCTCTAATCTTATAAGCGTATAGCTCATTAGCATAAATAGTTGTTGCCTCCTCAAAAGCTGTATAGAAATTTATATCCTGTAATTCAACATTTTGAATTGGATATCCTAACCTTTGAGCACAAAACTTAGCTACCTTATCTGCATCCCCCATAAATTCACTATCATAATCATAAAACCCAAAAGGAGTTTTACCAGGAGCGAAGGAAGATGAACCAGGCCAAATCGCGATATCTGCCATATTGTTATTTTGGTTATAAATATTAAAAAAAAGTCCCTAAATAAGGGACTTTCTATATCAGTTTAAACTAAGTAAAGATTAACTAAGGGTAGGAGTATACCAAGCACTTCCAGATCTAAAATAAAATGAATTATCGTAAAAAGCTATAGACCCATTAGCTGAAGATGTAGGTAGTGTATCTAAAGGTAATAGTGTGATAAGTTCTGTAGAAGTTATTGAACCGCTTACTACTAAAGATCCACTAACAACTAAAGAACCAGTTACAGCTTGTGACCCTGTAAAATATCTAAAGTTATTGTCTAACTCATCTGTAGTTAGAGGAGATCCTTTATCTGATCTATAAGTTAAAGCCATCGGTTATATTATTTTATATGTATAAATATACTAAAGATTTAGAAAAATCAATAAGTACGGAATAGTTATTATGGGGCAGCATTTTTATAAGGGTGGTTTGATGGTAAGTTTCCTTGTAATCCCCATTTCCAAGCTAAATATCCTTCTGCTTTTCGATCATGTACGTGGCTATTCATAAACTCACTAGGATCACCATTAAATAATAATAGTTCCCCAAAACGTCCTGTTAGTTTTTTATTACCATTTCTGTTAGCCATTATACGTAATCTTTGATAAACATCTAAGTTATTACCGGTCATATAACTCATTCTATGAGTAGACTGACTACTAAGATTACTACCATTTATAAAATGTCTTATATATCGCCATCCCATCTCGTAGGAAAATGCTACAGTGTATATAATCCAATTATTCTCTCTATTTACAGTACTAAAGGGTCCTAATACTCCACTACTCCCTACCCCATTTCCTAAATCTACTTCTCCCCAAAATCGGGATGTACTATTAGCAGAAACAGCATAATCTCGATTAGCATCTAAACTCCATAAAGAATCTTTAGAATCATTAACAACCATAGGTCGAAATACTCCTACAGCAAAGTGGTAACCACTACTACCAACTAAAGGATCTGTGTTGCTGTTTTCAAAAGCAGTACTACCTCCAAAATATAAACAATCTAAACCATTTTGTTGAACCCCTGTTACTGGGTTACTATTGCCTATTACACCTAAATTATCACCATAATTACCTTGTGATCTAATTCCAGTTGTTGTTGTTCCGCTTTTTATATAACTAGTAGTATCACTAGCATCATACCATCCTGCTAAATTAGGAATACTAGTAGGGGAAAAAGGTGGAGGGGAGGGGGGAGAGGTTTCCCCCCAATACATAGTTGGTGTGAATAAAGCCATATTATGGGGCTGAGTTTCTATAAGGGTGGTTTGATGGTAATTTTGCTTGTAATCCCCACTTCCAAGCTAGATATCCTTCTGCTTGGTATCTGTAGAAAAGGTTATCATCAACCGTACCAGGAACACCACATTCACCATTATATATTAGTAATTCTCCAAACCTACCTTCTTGTTTTTTACCACCACTTCTATTAGCCATTATACGTAGCTTTTGGTTAGTATCTAGATTAGTCAAATAAGTTGTTCTCCAACCATTACTACTACTACCTACATGAGCATTTATCCAAAACTGGACCATATTAGGACTTGGGAGTTTAGTAAATGCTACGGATACTATAATCCATTGATTTTCATAGTTGGTGGATGAAAAAGGTCCTATTCTAATATTTGAACCCACACCATTCCCCATATCTACTTCCCCCCACCATGCAAAATTTTGGTTCGAAGAAACAGCATAATTATAGCTGGTAGATTCCAGACTCCATAATGAGTCTTTTGTAGCGTTAACATTTTGGGGATAAAATACCCCAACAGCAAAATGTAAACCATTGGTAGCTAAAGGGTCGTTATAAGGATTTACAAATAGTCCTGATCCATTGAAATATAAAGTATTTAAACCATTTTGTGTAGATCCTGCTACGGGGTAGGTGTTTCCGGCTGAATCTAAGTCATCTCCATATCCATTTCTTCCCTGAATACCTGCTATTTGAGTTCCACTCATTCTATAAGTACTAGTATCACTAGCATCATACCATGCTGCTAAATTAGGGATGTCAGAAGGAGCGAATGGAGCAGGAGGGGATGAATCCTCTCCCCAATATGCAGTTGGGGTAAATAAAGCCATATTAAGAGAAGTTCTTTAATCCAGTAGCATACCAAGTAGTACCATCAAAAGTAACAAAAGACCAAACATCTATATCTCCTGCCCCTGTAGAAGCAGCAGAATCAAATCCATCAGCAAACTTAATATTACTACTCCAAGTGATAGTACCTGGAGTTCCAGAATTTTGAGTTACTTTTAAATTAATAGTTTGTCCAGGACCTCCACCTGAACCAAATGAAATTTGATTAGCAGCTGATTGTAAAGTGGTTTCAAAGAAGTTACCTGTAGAAGCAGGTATTATAATAGTCCAGAAATTAGATTGAAAAGTAGGATTTACTGTTTGAACTGAAGTTATTAGACTACCAGTTACATTTAAATCTCCTTGTACTTCTAAGTTAGAACTACTACCACTAATTACTACATTATTACTAAATGTAGTGGAACTACCACTTGCTACAGAGACTCCTAAAGATTCTAATTGGGCTGAGGAAGATATAATTCCAGCTCCGGAAGAATCAATATCACCATATTCAATAGTTCTGTTTCTCCAAATACCGGCATCATACTCTAAGTATTGTCTTGTAGAAGGAGCATTGATATCAACATCTGTAATTTCTCCTAAATTACTAATAGTTGAAGTTGCACCTCCTGAACCCCCTACTGTGTTTCTAAATAGACCTGAGTTGATAAGGTTTGCTTGTGAAGTATTACTTAAATCAGTTGCATCCGCTCTAACTACTAAATAACCAACAAACGTTAAGGATTTAGAAGTTGTAAGTGATTCTACAAATTGTTCTGTAGCTAATTGACTTACAGCGGTAGCTAAACTATCATAAGTTTTTTGACCATAGTATACATAAAATCTTTCACTAGTAGGTCCTACGAATACTCTTTGTATTGTAGTTGTTGAACCACTAATATTAACTAATGTACCTGTTCCATCATCATATTTTGTAGGATCGATGGTATTATAAAAGTTACCACTATTAATATCTCCTACAAAATCACTACCTGACCTGTATACTCTAACAGTTGCATCTGTTGTAGATAAAGATGGTGTATCATATACACTAGGGTTATTAGGATCTTTAGAATAAAAACCACCTAGTTTGAAAGTAATACCTGTTGAAGTATTAAATCCTAAAGATGAACCACTAGCAGATAAATCATATCCTTGTTGTTTTAGAGGACCAAATGCTCTAATAAACTGATTAGCTTGAGCTGGACCAGCATATGTAGTTTGTTTTTCCTCACCAAAGGCATCAATATAGGTATTAGTTAAGTGACCTAAAGTACCTAATGGGATTTTTTCTAAATACTGTTGAGTAGTAAAATCTTCTACTTGTTGTTGAAGATCTCCATTTTCATCTATATAAAGGTGAGAATATTGGGAAGAAGTTAAGTAAGTAGCACTTGCAGTAATAGCACCCCATTTAACCTGAGTAGGAACTACTGCGTTAGCTGAACCTGTTTCTGCATTATAGTTTACTACTATACCACCACCAGGGCTTACATATAAATCTGTACCACTAAATGTTACAACACCACCATAAATAAGTCCTGATCCTACACCATATTCGATCCATTCTTGATCCCATAATGTACCTTTGTTTCTGTAATAGAAATCACACTGATCAGCACTAAAGTTGGAAGCAGAAGTAAATAAATAAGTAGCATTTATGTTACTAGTTCCTGGATCTGCTGAAGGTGCTATTACAACTGAACCCGTTATATATTGAGATGCTTTGAAATCATTTGATCCTGTAGTTGCGAATGTAGCTGAATCTTTACCTTCTAATAATAGTGAGTCTAAAGATACAGAAGATGTACCTTGAAGTGAACCTGTGATTCCTTCTGTAACTGTTAAACTACCAGTAATATCAACATCACCTCCAAATGATGATGTAGTACTGACTGAAAAACTATCTCCTGTTACTATAGTAACACCTTGGAAAAGATTACTACCAGTTAAAACTGTATTACCCTCTACTCTAAACCCTTGGTTATCTATTACTGTTAATGAACCTGATACTTCTGTAGATCCCGTAAATGAAGTTGAACCTGAGAACGATGTAACTCCACCTGATGAAGAGATAAATCCTAAAGATTCTATCTGTTGTGAGCTACTGATTATACTCTCAGCATCTAGCTTAGTTTTTACTCTTTCGTCTGTATAGTAAAGGTTAGTACCTTCTAATAAGTCACCTGTGTTTGATGAACTTTCATCTATAAGTTTTATCCAGTTACCACTATGAGCAAAATATCCTTTACCCGTTGCATGTACATGAGCAAACATCCCATGGTAAGTTGTGGCACTTGGTAAATCTGCTTCGGTATTATATACGTTAGCAAATAAAACTCTATTACCATCCATGTCTAAATCACTAGCGGTAACAAAATCTAATACCTGTTGTGAACCACTAACGGTTCCTGGAGAGGATGATGTTATAAATCCTAAACTTTCTAGTTGAGTTGAACCACTAAGAATCCCCGAGTTTGAAGAAGTAAGGAATCCTAAACTTTCTAGTTGAGTTGAACCACTTACGATTCCAGAGTTTGAAGAAGTAAGGAATCCTAAATCTTCTATCTGTTGTGAACCACTAATAGTCCCTGAAGTTGAAGATGTTATAAATCCTAAACCTTCTATTTGTTGTGAACCACTAACGGTTCCAGCTGGGATAGAACCTGTTTCCATACCAATAAAGGTAAGGTTACCGTTACCATCTGTAGCTATTACTTGATTTAAAGTTCCGTCAGTTGATGGGAAAATTAATCCACTAGTAATAAAATCACCCCCACTTACAATAAGTGAACCTGTGATAGAAGTATCACCACCACTAGATAATATAGCTCCTAAATCTTCTAGTTGGGTTGAACCTGAAACAATACCTGAGGGTAGTTGAGAAGATCCTGATATTACACCACTAGGTAAAGAACCAGTGTCTACCGTTAAAGAAATAACGTCACCACTACCATATATTAAATCAATAGTATTACCATCTACTGAACCTGAAACGATTAAAGAGCCTGTGTCTGTAAAAGATGCAGAAACTGGAGTGCTTCCTGAATAAGAAACTTCAGCTACTGTACTAATAACATCTCCATCATTATTTACAAAAGCCAGAGATGCGGTGGTAATCAATACATTACCTACTCTAATAGCATTTGGTTCACCTGTCATCACAGATACTACCTCACCATCAGTAATAAACTTAAGGGAAGCAGTTGTTAGATATAAATCTCTCCATGGGTTTGTTTGACTACCTAAATCGTAAATACCATTATTGATTCCAGTAGCTTCTGGGATTAGAGATCCTGAGAAGAACTGAGAGCCTGTAAAATGGTTAGATGAAGTTACAGCAAACGATCCTGTATCTATTGATGAAGCTGAACCTGTAGGTACAACTAAACTTTCTGTAGTTCCATCACCTTGAGTAAACGTGATAGTACTGTCAAGTATTGAAGATGACACGTAAAACGAGCCAGTATCTATAGAACCACCACCTCCGCCACCTGAACCAGTAGCTACGGTTATATCAAAGTTACTACCATCACCCTTAGTAAATGTAATAGTATTATCTACAGCTGAAGCTGTAATAAGTGATCCAGTTGCTGAGATACCTGAGGTTGCTGAGATAGATCCTGAGATAACTAAAGAACCACTAACAACTAAAGAACCAGTTACAGCATGTGATCCTGTAAAGTGTCTGAAGTTATCATCTAGTTCTTTAATAGTTAAAGCTGAACCTTTATCTGATCTAAGAGTTATTGCCATTGGGGAGTTTTTTAAAATTTTTAAGTAGAAGCTACAAAGTATTCAAGTTGGATGTTAGAACCACTTGCTTTAGCTTTGATAACATCTAACGCTGTAAAATCGCTATAATAAGTTTCGTCAACATAACTTTCATCAACATAATCTATAGTAGATGAAGCATTCATTTCAGCATCATTAAATACTAAACTTTTACCTGGGGATAAGTGGAATAGGGTACTTTCTAAATCTGATTTGATTAGGTAAATAGTTCCTTCGCCACTACCTGAGATATGGGTGATTCTAATATATTTTACATCTGTTTTAACAAAAGATCCAGCTAAGGATTGTTCTTCACTATCTACAAACCTTAAAATCTCAATACCACTACCACTAAACTTAGTAGTAATAGTATCTACTCTTCTTTCAATCTGGTTAATACCAGGAATAGTTTTTTGGTTTTTGGTGCTTTCAACATTACCATTGGGTAATACAATCCTTTCAGTAATAGTTGTTATTAAATCAGCCATGTCGTTATTTATAAATACTTAGTTATAGTAATAAATATGTTATTTCTTCTGCCTCTTAGCTGTTTCGTTGGGAGAGTTAACAATACCTTTTTCTGTAGCTTCTTCATATAAATCTAAAAGACTATCTACTATAGGATCTCTATGGTTTTGTAGTAAAGTAATACCAATCATATTTTTTACTCTACGAGCAGCTGTATATAAGAACTTAAAACCAGAATCTCGTTTTGATTTTAAGTCTACTTGGTAGTCGTCACCACAAACAATCATTTTACTACGTAATCCAATACGAGTAACAATCATTTCCATTTGTTCGTGTGTAACGTTTTGTGCTTCATCTACTATAATAACACTATCAAGGAAAGTTCTACCACGCATAAACGATACGGGTACAATCTCTATTTTACCTTCTTCAATAAGTTTTTCGATTTTAACTTTATCGTATAAGGCAAACATATTTTGATAAATAGGCTGTACCCACGGGTCCATTTTCTCTCTTAAATCACCTGGTAGGAAACCAATGTCTTCTTTAGATACAGTAGGACGTGTAATAATGATTTTCCCAACATCCTTCATAAATAAACGCTCGAGAGCTATTTGACAAGCTAATAGAGTTTTTCCAGAACCTGCTTTACCAGCTAATAGGGTTAATGTACTATTTAAGATTTTGGATTTGGCTTCTTTTTGCTCTTCGTTGAGGGTTATTTTAAACTTAATTGGATTTTTAGGCTTTCGCTTTTCACGGAAAACCTCATCGCTGTGATGGTTAGATGCCATAAATAATAACGTTTGTTTGTTTATTATACATACAAAAAAGAGCCCCGCTAACGCGGGGCTCAATTAAGTATCTGACTTAACTCTTGATTATAGAGAGTTCAATCCGTTTACAAAGATACGACCATAGAATTCTGGACGTAACATTTTCTTCGCGTAACGAGTCAATAGACCTTTACGTGGAGTGAATGTATCTGGATCGTATACTAAAGGAGTCATGATTAATGGAATGTATGGAGCGAATACCGCACCAGCTTCCAAGAACTGAGATCCTCTAAAGCCCATCAAGATAGTGTTTTCTTTCATGTATGGGTTTTTGTATACAGTGTAACGACTGTTCATCTGACCAGCTTTCTGTACGCCGAAAGCGTAAGAAGCTTTAGATACGTCACCATCAGAGTTAGCAGCAAATCCTGGGATTGACTCTAAGATAGTAGCTACAGTTGGAGAAACAACAACGAAGTTAGCACCACCTCTAAGAGTTCTTTGGTGAATCTTGTTGCTTAGTTTCTGCATTTTAGTACCTAAAGTTTGGAACCACTGACCTTGTGTGTTGAAGAATCCAGCATCACCGAAATCACCAGCGCTATCACCAGCAGAAATAGTTACGTTGTTTTTAGCAGACCAGTACTCATCACCAGCAGCAGCATCTTTAATCAACATGTCTAAGATCTCTAAGTCAATCTCTAAAGAAATGTACTCAGAAAGCATGTTAGTTACTTCAGCTTCAGCATCGATTGATTGGTAAGCGTTCAAATCTTGAGCGAACTCAGGAGTCCAAACTGCTTTCAACTTACGAGTCTTAGCAACGATTGCTTCCGACTTCATTTGGATGTTGATTTCTGGAATAGAGATATCAGCAGTTGAGCCGTCCCAATCAGAATCAGTAGCCATTGCGTTTCCATCTTCGAAATCACCTCTTGATACAGCAGATGTTTTCAATGAGTAACCTAACTCAACAGATTGAGGTTGAGCGATAGCAGCAGAGTTTACGATGAATATTAACTCATCATTAACTGCATCATAAGCAGTAAACTGAGATAATACATTAGCGTTAGTTACAGCACCACCTACGATAGTGAATGATCTAACAGCTAAAGAATCCATATCGCTACTTACACCTGAAGCATCTAAAGTTACTTTAGATAAAGAACCAGTTACTACGTAATCTGAATCATAGTTTACATCAGTAAATGCTACTGAAGAAGTTACAGCTGCAATAGAAGCAGTGTGAGTATTGATAGAGTAAGAATATCTTCCAGCACCGTAAAGACCACCTTCTGCTTCGTTACCGAAGTTAGCTGAAGCATCACCGTAAAGTGAACCGTTAGCAGCGAAAGGAGCTTTTGAATCACCGTATTGGAAATCTAGATAAAATACTAGACCAGAAGGCAAGTTCATAGGCTGTACAGAAACGAATTCTTGAGCAGCGATGTTACCGAATACTTTTCTTACCAATGGTAAAGCAACACCTGCCCACTGAGCACCTGTTCCTGAGAAGTTATCAGTATCTGAGATAGCAGCACCTGCAGTACTTGAAGCCTCTACTACCAATTGTTTTGCTTGGTTTTCAAGCAACATTGACATGTTGTTAGACGATTGTCCTTCCATTCCTTCGAGAAGTCCAGTCTGTCCCCACTTGCTAGATAATCTAGCTGCGTCAGACTGTAAGTTCTTCCAAGAACCAGCTGCGCTTTCTAAAAGTGTGTTTAATTGTGACATTTTTAAATTTACAATTTAAGTTATTAATTATTTAATACCAGCAAGTTTTTGCCATCTAGCTACTTGTGGATTTACATCCACGATAGGAGCTTTACTTTCAGCAATCATACCTGAGGCTTTAGAAGCTCTACCTAAGTTTTCTTTAACTACAGTTTTAGTTGCTTTAACTTCTTCTGTTAGTGTTTCGAATACTAGTTTTACTTCTTTTACATTTGATGCTTTATCAAATGCTTCTAAGACTTTAACCTTTTGAGACTCTTTCAAGTTTTTGGCTCTAAAGATTTTGTTTGAATAAAGAAGTTTAGCGTTAAGTAAGTTAACTTCTTGAAGTTCAGTTCTTAAAGCTTCGATTTCAGCCATGATTTCACTCACGTCTTCTTCTTTAGCTTCTTCAACTTCTTCTTCGTTAACTACTAGTTCTTCAACTTCTTCTTTTTCACCTTCCATAGTTACTTCTACTTCGTCTTCGATGTCGATTTCTTCTTCACCTTCAGAATCATCCATGTCTTCCATGTCTTCTTCTTCAGCTTCCATTTCATCTCCAGCTTCTAACTCACCAGCTTCAACCATGTCAGCAATTACATCTTCGATAAAAGATTTTAGATCTTCTTCAGACATTTCTTCAAGGTCGATTTCTTCGTCTTCGTCTTCGTCTTCAACGTCTTCAACGTCTTCAACTTCAACTTCTTCGTCTTCTTCTTCCTTGATTTCTTCAGCTTCAGTTACTTCTTCTTCTGAAATAACTTCTTCAGTTACTTCTTCCGCTTCTGCTACTTCTTCTGATTCTTTCACGTCTTCTTTGTCTTCACCTTCTTCGAGTTCAGCTAAGATTTCATCAAGGTCTACTTCTTCATCCATTTCTTCAGCTTTCGCTTCGTCCATGTCTGATTTGTATCCTTCTTCCATTTCGTCTTTAGCTTCGTCCATTTTCTCGTCGTAACCTTCTTCCATATCTTCTTTTTCCATTTCTTCCAGTTTGGCTGAAAGCATAGAGCGAAGTTGTGGGGCGAAAGTTTCTTCAAGAGCTACTTTTGCATTTGCGATTGCTGTTTCTTTAATAGTTTTAGCATCAGCAATTGCTTCTTTTAGCAAATCTCTGTTTGACATAATACCACAAAATTGTTTTGAGGAGTACGGTTATTAGGAACCGTAATAAGAATTAATATAAATGAAACGCCATATAAGAGGATGGCGTATTACAGCAATACATATATAAGAGGACATAAAAAACGCCCTCCTTTCGGAGAGCGTTCTTCGGGTAGCGCCTCAATACAGAGGTATTAGTCTAAATAACATGTGCATGTATTAGCACATAATATTTCGTTAATCAAGCTGTTTAGATCTTTATATGGGTCTATGTGGACTTCTTTTCCCTCTTTAATCACAGACATATAAGAACCTGGGTTTGATGGGGTTGATACAAAATCCCAACATAATAGTTCGAAATCATCTTGTACCTCTAATACACCATCTCTATCTTCTAAAGAACCCATACCACGAGATGAAACACCTACTGTGATATTGCTTTCGATTAGTGCTTTTAGAATATTACCTGATGGGGTAGGTAGAATCTCTATTTTACCCATTACTTTATCTCCGTCCCACCACATATCTTTAATATTATGTGAAACGTTTTTGAGATTGATTACTGATGATTCTGGGTGGTCTAACTCACCTAATGCTCTGTTTTCATCTACAGATAACATATACTTATCAATTTCTCTATCCCAAAGTTCTTTAGGATAATAACGACCATTACCGTTTTTAACTTCAGCAGTCGCTAGTATACCCTCAACCATAGGGTTACCTCTATCAGACATTTTACCTTCTGATAGCATTAAACCCTTAGGTTTAAATAATTGAGTTTCTACTAGTACTTTTCTCATTAGTCTTCGTATTGTTCAGATACTTCTGATTCGTCAACAATCTCTTGTTTAACGTATTTCATACCACACATTTTTTCATACACTTTTTCCATCTTGGCTCTACGTTTTTCTAGATCCTTGATTTCTTTTTGCATGGCTTTAATTTTCTTCTTATCTGCTAACTCTGCTAAGTCATCATCTTCGTTAACCATTTCTACTCTTTGTGTCTTAGAAGCAATTAGTTCTTCTAAAGCATCCATTTGAGCTTCCATAGTAACAGCTTTACCTTCTTTTTCGATTTCAGATAATTTAGATTCTATAGATTCTTTTTTAACTTTTTTCTTAGCTTTAGCTTTTTCGATTTTTTCACCTTTTTCAACTCCAGCTCCAAATGCATCTTCTTCACCTTTGTCTTTAGCGTCTACATCTTTTGAACCTTTATCGTCGCGTTGGAATTCAGAATATGCCTCTATTAAAGATTCAGATATCATATCAACTAGTGAGATGTTACTTTCCTTTAATTTTACTTCTTCCATTTCATCTGATTTAGATGCTTTTAAAGCAACTGCTTCATCTGTATAGCCAATATCTTTAACACCGAACGCAGCATTTTTTACGTAGTAACTTCTATCTTTAGCTAAGTTTTTAGCTACGATTTCTTTTAACTCATCTACGTCCTTGTCTGCATTCTTAGGATCTTTCATTTCCGCGTAGTATCCTCTAAGGAACTGCTCGCCGAATAAATTGTCAATATTCTTATCGTCTTTATAATCGAAAGAACTTTCTTGAGTTTCTTCAACATCTTTAGATACTTTTTTTTCTTCAACTTTTGCTTCTTCAGCTAAGAAATTAGCAAATGCTGTCTCATATGAAGTTTTGGTGGATTCAATCTTAGTGATTGGTTCAAATCCTACAAAGTTTTCTGTAATGATTTGTTTTTGTTTTAAAATAGTAGTCGCTTCTTCCTTAGTAGCATGGTTTGTAACATGTTCTGGGAATAGTCTACGGGCAGATTTTAAAAACACATCAGCGTTTCCTTTACCTTCCTTTAATAAATTGTATTGTTCTTGTAGTGTTTTCATGATAATAAATATTATGAATTATTTGCTCCTGTTCCTCTTAGTCTAAGAGTAGTAGCTGTTATTGCGTTTGTTGGTACAAAAGTTAAGTTTCCACCACCTGGGGATACAACTACTCCTGTTTTATAATTACCCTGTACTAAAGAAGATAAACCACTTCCTAAAGTGTATACACCTTCACAGTTTTTAGGGGATGAAGAATCATAGGCACCATCACTATTAGGTACTGTCTCTAATACAAAATATGATGAACCTGATAAAGGATTATCAATAATGTAGGTAGTAGGATCACCAGCTGTTATGTTTGAAGGCTGTAATTCAATACTTTGGGTTACTGATACATTATAGTTTGCCATTACTCTTCTTCTTGGTTAAACATCTTAATCATATCCTCAATATAATCTTCAGCTAAATCTGTTGAATATACTACTTCATATGAAGTTGGATTTTCTTTATAAAATTGTTCAGTTTCAACCCTAGCATCATCTACTAATGCTTTAAATTGAGCTAATTTATCCGATATAGTATCAAAAGCACGAAGGCGTTCCTGTTGGAACGCTTTATTGCTAGGATTGTCTTGTTCTTTTAATTTAAATCGGTACATTATTTTTCAAACAATTGTTTTACTTCTATACCCTTAGCTTTTTTACGTAATTCCTTTTTATTAACAGGTTTGTAACCTAGTTTATAGTAGTAATTAACTGGTTTTTTACCAAAAGCAAATGGTGTATCATACGCACCAGCAGCACCAGAGGTAGATATTTCATCTACACCCTTTATCTTAGCATACTCATCTGGGTGGTTATTACGTAAGTAAGTTCTTAAACTATTTCTTAGTTTAGATACATCTTTATAATAGTCTTGAAAGAAGGGTTCGTCTTTAGATTTTAAAGCTACTTGTTTAGCATCATCTAATAACTCAGATACTTCTTTAAAAAGTTCACCATAGTTGGCCGTATATTCTACAGACCAAGTCATCTGCCCAGTTTCAGGGTCAGTACCTTTTAAATCAGTTCTAAATCCTCCTTGATCAGCCATTTACTTTTTTAATTTCTTCAATTAAAGAAACGTATTGCATTAAATTAATAATATCATCACTTTTTACAGGTGATTTTTTGTCTAACTCAACTAACAACGAGGTAACTTCAGTTAACTTGATTTGGGTTACTTGATTGGAAACAGATTTATTTAGTTCCGTTATTATAGACTTGAATTCGTTAATCTTTGTATTGTAGAAATTCTTAAGTGTAGCTGTTGAGTCAACTGAGTTGATGAATTCTTTTAAGATTTCTTTTTGAGATGGAAGTAGTGACTCATACTTACCATTAAATTTTTCTAGTAGTACCTTATAAGTAAGAATTCTGGTGTCTTTATCGTAAGTTTTAAATTCTTCAACTACACTCTGTTTGATTTGAGATTCGTTAACTTGTGAAGCACATAAGTGTTCTAATAGAGTAACTTTATTAGAGACAATTTGGGATGTGTTTGTTATCTCTTGTGTGTTTTCTGCTTCAACTAGTGTATAAAAAGCAGCATATGCTTTATAGTGAGGAATCTTATGAGAAAAGAACCCCTGTGTGTCGTATGATTCTTTAATTTCTTTAATTAAATTGTATCTTTCTCTTTTAAGAGTAGTTCTATTTAATTTTTTAGAAGATTCTAAAAGTGTTTGTAATAATAAACTAGCTCTAGACTCTATTAAGTGAGTATTCTTAGTAAGAGATTCATAAAGTTTTAATTCTTTATTTAGTTCTCCCTTGCTAAAATACTTTTTAATAATACCGAGTGCAGATGACTCAGTTGAATTAAGGGTATCAGCGGTTACTTGGCGAACAAGCAACTCAAAGAGGATACCAGTATTTTTAAATTTTGAATGTTTAATCTCCATTCTCAAATTGTTTAATTATAAATATATGAGGATATATTACTCTTTAATCTTTGACTCATCAAGTAGTGACTCCTTGCGTTTATCCGCTGTATACACTAAATCCTTACTTAGAGATTCGATTAATTTTTTATTTTTTGCATATACCGTTTTAGCATTCTCTAAAGTTGGTTGGGTATTACGTGTTGGGTTGTTGTAATCATCCTTCATACCAGCAGCTCCCAGTCTATCTTTACCGAAGTTATCAGCTTGAGTATTGCGGTTTGTAGCCTTTTCTTTTGGTCTACCTAAATCAGATTTTTCGTTATACCCATCAGGTACATTTCCTGGATCTGATTCCATTCTACCTTGACCATATAGTGAAGCTAAATCGTGTGGTGTGCCGTATGATTTACCTGTCTCTAACGGATCATTACCCTCAGCCTCGATTTGTGCTCTTCTAAACTTACGTTTTTGGTCCTGGATGATTAGTTCTCTGTATTCATCATATTGATCTTCACTCAAGTGGAAGATATTATCATAAACCCAATCAGAAGGTAGTAAGTTATTCTCAGCGATAGAATTAGCTAGTGTAACTTTTTCAGTTAACAATGCTATTCTCTCTTGATCATAGATGATTGATGGGGTAGTTAGTGATAAATCAAAGTTTACTAACTGTTCATCTGTAAATCCTTGAGAGTATAGATGAACTAAAGCGATTTTATATAGTTCAGATACTACGATACGTTGGATTCTTTCTACTGTACGAGCAAAACGAATATCTTGAGCAGCTAATGTAGCTTTACCATCTGTATTCTCATCGTAACCCATAAACGCTTTTGGCACTTTGAGAGCAGCAAATAGTTTATCTCTTAAATACTCAACATCGGTGATACCATCATATTGTAATCCTGGTGTTGTATCTATTTTAGTAGCGCTATCGTTACCTCTAACTGGTATGTAGAAGTCTTCAAGCATGTTTTGTACGTTATATTTTAAGTTGTACTCACCTGTTTTTTCATCCATGTGGGGAGTACGCTTCATTGTAGAAATTGTTTTCTGCATGAAGTTTTCTACTTCTTGTGGTGGGATACCACCTACATTCATATAGAAAATACGTTTTTCAGGAGCACGAACTATTCTATGAATCAACATCGCATCTTCCATCAATGTGTACTGTTTGAATAGTTTACGACCTGGTTCGATATAAGAACGTCCGTAAGGTAAGTAGTTTAGATCTGACAATAATCTAAAGTGTGCTACCTCATAGTTATCAAACGTTACTTGGTTTTGATTTTCTTGGTTTGGTGAGTAATAATAACCTGAACTACCACCAAAGTACCCTTCAGGGTTATAGTTAAATATTACTTTAGTTGGGTGTTCGGGATCAAAGTTTTCCTTACGCTCGATATGATAGGCAGAATAAGGGATTACGTTATAAACACCAAACTTTTCTGAAATCTCTAGTTTGAGGAAGAAATCACCATATTTACACATCTGACGAATCCAACTCCATAAGTTAAACTCAATATTTAATACATCGTAGAATAAGTTATATAGGATTTTTTGAATATCATCATCCGAAGAACGGATAGATAATACTTCACCCATATCGTTTTTTAATGTAGATTCATCAGCTAGGATATCTAAAGCCGAAGCAACAATAGCATCTGTATCCATTGCATCGTAATCCGAATATAATTGAGTTCTTAAGTACTGGTAGTTAAGGTTAAAGTTAGCTCCGTGAAGTGAGGTAGAAGATGGGTTTTGGTAAATCCCCTTAAAGCGATTTACTAACGCATTTGTCTCGTACTCACCCGAGGTTTGTATACGGTCAGCGTCAATTATCTTTAATTGGTTACCCCCTTGATTTCTAATGACTACGTCAGTAGAAAATAGACGTTGTAGTCTTGTAAATAGTGATTTATCTGCCATGATATCTACTTATATCGTATAAATATGTTAAAGAAGCCAACTAATATCCTCCTGCTTTCCACCACCAATATCTTGTTTATACGGGTTTTGGGCATTCGAACTATTAACGTTGTATACTCCTTGATAATTTGTTTTTATTGCTGTTATATTATTAAGTGCTGCCTTTGTTAAGTCAACTCCCTGCTGTCTAAACTTAAAAGCGGTATCACGCATAAACATAGCAATAGAGAATGACATAACCAAATCGTCATTGTACCCTTGCTGTGCTTCTGCTCTACCATTTCTCCAAATAAACACTTTCATTTCACTTACTAATCTCTTGGATTGTATTGTAACTCCTTTATCACTAATATATTCTTGGAACTTACCTATAGCCATAGGTCTTGTTCTTGAAGACATTGTAAATCCAGCAGTCATTTTACTTGTATCCATATATTGGTCAAAATACGAATCAGCTGTTATATTTCCACTTTTAGGTGAGTAGTAGAGGTTAGGATAGTTACTATCAATCAATACTTGTAAAGTAGCCCAACCAATATTAGCGTTTTCTACTACCATTAAGGCATTATTATACTCTATTCCTATACGATAAAGTAACTGACCATACTCCTTAGTACCTATTTGACCTTTATATTCAGCTATCTGAACGTTATTTTCAACATCTATAATGTGGAACGCTGAGTAATCCTTACCATCACCACGAGCAACATCAGCTACAACCATATATGATCTAGAATAATCAGCTGGTTCCCAAATCCATAAGTTTTGGTCTACACCTCTTCTCTCTAGTGGTTCTTTAACATAAGTGTTCTCGTAAAAGTCTATGTATTCAGGGTAAAAGACAATATCACCAGAGGTACTAAAATCACAATCACACTCCTGTGCTGCCATCCTAGGATCACCTAGTAGTTCATCTTGTCTATCTCTCCAGGTTTGATCACGCTCAGGATGGACAAACCAAGGTAGTTTAATAGGTAAAAAGTCGTTTGTTCCTTCTTCTGCTCTAACCCACGTTTGGTGGAACCAGTTACCAGTACCATAGGGAGTAGATAATGCTATACACCCACCACCAGTAGCTAGTGTTTGTTGGGCTGAAGCCCATATCTCACCAATCTGATCAATGAAAGCTGCTTCATCAATCAACAGCAAGGAAACGGCTTCTGATCTACCAGCATCACTTGAGGCTGATGTTGCTTTGATTTGAGAACCATTTAATAATCGAAGGGTTAGTTTATTATCTTCAGCAGCATCTATTTTAAGCCAACTAGGAAGATTATGGTACATAAACTTTACCTTTGTAACCATGTTTTTAGCTGTATCCTGCTTTGTTGCAATACAAAGGATGTTTTTGTCTTTATGAAATAACATTAACCATAAAGAATACCCAGCTGCCAGAGTGGATATACCTAACTGTCTGGATTTTAGGATAACAGAATATGGGTTGTCTTGTACTAATCTAAGTACTTTTTCTTGAAATGGGTATAAGTGAAACTGAATACGTCCACGTTGTGGATGTTGGATAAAACAATACTTTTTCATAAAGTGAACCGGATCTTGGGCACACTTTAAATATTCTTGTCTTATTACTTTTTTTAAGTCTTGACTCATTTACCTATTTTCCAGTATAGGCGGCCTGATATTATTGGGAAGAAATCTTTATCTACCCCTAAACCAAAACCGTATACATTTCTTTTTTTATTAACGTACATTAACTCACCACTAACATAGTTTATTGGTGATTCATTTTGTACAGGATTTATCATCCCTCCTACCGCAACGCCCCAAAATAACTCGCGTTTGTAGAGGTAAGTAGTATTAGTAACTGTAGTTGTTGGGATGAGTAAGTTGGATTGAACATTTCTACCTGTAATTTGGTTTTGGGTAATAGTATCAATAACCATTACATAACCTAAACTATCAAAATTAATGGTATCTATATAAGAATATTTTGAGAAATAATCGTTAATAACATTAATGGTATCAATAGATAGAGGGAGGGGAATAGTATCCCATCTATATTCAATTTTGGTTTTCCATTTAGGGACGTATTTAGTTTCAGTTATTTTAACTGTATCCCATTTAGTTTCAACTTTAGTAATTACTTTAGGTTCAACCTTAGGGGTAGAAGAGCAACCCCTCTGTAATAATAGAAGGATTGCTAATACTACTATAAGTAGAGATTGTATATTTTTAAAGTAATTTTTCAAGTCTATTTTTTTCAGCTGTTAACTTTTTAAGCATATTTAAAGCGGCTTGCTTTGCTTGCTCACCTTCAGCACTTTTATACATTTCTAAATGTGTCTTCATATGTTTTTTAACTCGTTGAAGTTCACCAGCAATTTTAGAAATAGAATCTTTACCACTAGCTGCTTTAGATGCTGCTTTATCAGCTTCATCTTCGTCATCAATATCTTCAGAAAGTTCTTTAGATAATTCAACTGTTTTTTCTAATTCTTTATTTAGGTCTTTTTGAGCTTCTACCTCTTCAGGTGATGCTTCAGAAAGCAATTCTACGATTGTTTCTTTAATATATTCTGCTAATTCTGAACGTCTCATTATATGTATGTTTTATTATAAATATTACAGAGAAAGCGCTTCTAACATTTGTTCAATGCGTTTTTCAGTACTACCCTCAAGTACACCGTAGTTTTTAATGCGGTGTTTTTGTTGGCTTAAAATATGACGAATAATAACATCAATCTCATCTCTATATTCTGCATTGGTTTCTCTAATGCCATTATCTTCAATTTCTACTCCTTCTGGGGAAACGTAGAAAATATAATCATATTCTCTAATCAAACGAATAGCATAAGCATAAAATGCTTCTTTATCAGTCCAATCCATTGATTTAGAGGCTTGAGCAAAAGACATTACATCAATAATAGTTCTATCTGTAATGATATTATCTATTAATAGTTCACTTGCTCGTTCAGCCATAAAAACTGTTTGACCTAAGAACGTAGAATCAGTATTCAATGGGATACCCATTGCCATTAACTCCTTAGAACGTTCTGTTCTAGTTATATAATCCTTAAATTCAGGTAATTCTTTTAAAGCATTAACAAGTGTTGTTTTACCCACACTCATTGTACCACATAATCCTATTTTCATATTAGTTTCTATAATCTGAAAGTAATGCTTTCATTGATTGGTTTTTATACCAAGGTAAACCTTCACGTTCTTGCATGATAATACTATAAGTTTCCTCATCATATTGGATACCGTTTAGGTAATATGATTTTACCATCTCACTATCACTACTATGTGGTTCGATTGCTGGTCCATCCCATCTGTGGAATTTCCAATTTTCGTCACCTACATATCTTGCTAAATGAATTTGAGCACCTCTGGAGTTAATTTCCTTGTACTCATACAACTTTTTCTTCTTAGCCATAACTTATTATTTATTATTTATTATTAACCTTCCGTAAGTATACGAAAGAAAGGTTGGGTATCCTAGTAGTTTTCAATAAACTCTGGAAATTCTTCTGATTCGGATTGTAATGCTGATAGTAAAGCATCGGCAACATATATTCCTTGTGCCCCTGATACTGTGATACCACGAGCTGATAGAGCATCACCTACAAAGTGAACGTTATCATAATCAACTAATGATAGTGTTTCATAGTTAACCAATGGTTCAGGTGATAGATACTTAACTTCAGGAATATAAACACCCCAATCATCCCCAAGTGTTGGGAATACTTTTTTCATATCATCAATAAAATCATCAATGTACGTATAGTAACCTTGGAATGCTTCTCTTACTTCATCCATTTCACTAATAGTGACAGCGCTTACATTCTCACCTTCAGATGTTGTAGATGGAGTACGTGTTGGGCTATAATATAAACCAGTACCATCTTTATTTACTTTAGATACTAACTCTCTAGACCAAGTAAATGGTTCATCAATACCTTGAACTTCCATCAAGATACCAAAGTTGGTCATGTTATTTCTGAATGATTCGTCTTTTTTGGCGTGTCCATTGTACGAATGATCTCCATACGTTTCTTCAACGGCAACATAAGCTGCGTTGTTGTTAGTACAGAAGGAACGTAGTGATACTCCTTTGTCTTCGAATTTACGATACAATTTGAAATCATAACTTACATCAATAAGTTTTTGAAAGTGTTTCTGTGGTGCTTCAAATCGAACACCTATTTGTACTGGTTTTGGTTCAGTAGGTAATGTATAATCTGTAGCTAATTGTTTACCAAAGTCAATACCTGATTTACCAACAGCAAACATTAGTTTATTGTATTTTCGACCTATGATTGTTGGGTCTTCTGGATCTGAAAAATGTGCTATTTGTCTTTCAAAATCGATAGCTGTTACTTTAGTTTCCCAAATAAACTCAACACCTTTATCAACTAAAAAGTCATACCAATTTTTACCTATTTCGTGTAGATAATCCGTACCAACGTGCCATACAGGGAATAAACGTAAACCAAAATATGGTTTAATAAAATCTGGTTCCGCTACTGGGTTGGAACATTGTACTTCCTCTGGTTTAGGATGAAAACGTTTAAAATTGTTGATTACCTCATCAAACAATTCCATTGCTTTATCCTCACCACAATACTTAGACATATGTCCTCCAATTGCTGTGTGGTAAGTTAATTTACCATCACTCCAACCCCCAGCACCTAAAAATCCAGTCATTACTTCTGAATATGGTCTGCGATATGGATCTTTACCCATATCAATGATTGTAATGTTTTTTCCGGGGAATCCGTTGTCTACTAGCTTAGTTGCAGCATTAACACCTGCTACACCAGCACCTACGATTACTAGTTTTTCTGCCATTTGTTTTTCTTTTTAACCCCTAAATATACGAAAGATATTTTGGGAATCCAAATTGTGAGGCCACAGCTCTCATAAAAAATTGAATTAGAATCGACTGGCTATGAATCAGTCTAAATGTATCTTGAGTGTAAGATTACCAGTGCCTTTTATAACACGATGCCACTCATGACGTTTGATAAATATACGATCGTTTAGTGAGGTAGGCAAGCTATCCTCTAATTGAATTGCCCAGTCTGTTTCTCCTAAAATCTCGATTGTTCTGTATTCATCATCCCTATGCCACATTAGTTCTATAGGGTCAATGTCTTGAGAAAATTCTCGAATAATATAACTGTCTGTTCTCTCCAGATCTTTATAAGGTTGCATTATCCAGCTTTTGTTTGAATTCTATACCATTCAACTCCATCAGACCAAACCATAATACCTTCATATGCTTTGTTAATAGTATAAGAACCAGCATCTCCATCTAAGGTTTGACCTGGGAGAGGGGTTAATTCAGCTCTTGTTGAGGTAGAAAAAGTATTATCACTAATAAATCTAATTGATCTGTTAACATTAACAGCAGCAGTAGCATCAGGAAGATATAAATCCATAGTACCCGTTGAACCCGTCCAATCTAAATGAATCATAGATGTATTAGCATAAGCCGAACCTGTAAGCCATTGATTTACCTCCTCTTGAACTGTTATATCAACCGGTACTAAATAACTATTATTAGTGTTATTTTGGTTATAAGTTTCAATAGAACTAGTTACATAATTAGTAACATCATCTAAGGTAGTGTATTTAGTTACACCACCTTGAACATCTGCAAATAATTCATCCCCTTGTAAAGTAGATGAAGATGGTAATCCGGATATTGGTAAATTAGGCATAAGCTGTTATAAAAATATTATTCCCGTCTTCTTGTTGTAAATTAAATAAATCTTCTTGGAGAAGAAAACCTACATTTTGAAGTGTTAGTTGTTTTTGTCCTTTATTTTGGTAAGTAATCCAATTAATACGAGCTTCGTTTAACTCATACAAATATTGATTGTATTGTTTTACTTGCTCGGTAAGTGGGAGTTTATAAATATGGTTTAACTCCTTAAACTGGGGCCAAAGTATTTCGTTAAATATATCCATTACCAGAACCCACCAAAGTTTGATTTGAGTCCGAGTAATTTTGCATAACGTGGTAAGCGGCAAGACCAATACCCTGCTTTAGTTTTATCCTTCTTTTGAGCACATTTGTGACGTTTAGCAAACGCATTACGTGCTTTTTTATCGTTGATTTTTGCTCTTAAACCACCTGAACCAAAACGTACTGTTTTGATATTTCCGGTTTTAGGGTCTTTAACATAAACCTTATATGCTTTACCCCCTGAAGAGTCACGCATTGGTTTATTTAATTTTTTAGTATTTTTCTTAGCTTTCTTCTTTTTAGCCTCATCGATTTCACCTTCTGTTAATTCGATAGGGAAATCTAATGGTACTTTTTGACCTTCAACTATACCGAAATGACCTAAATCTGTTTCAGTTAATACCTGTAGATCATCACCTTGCACCTCTAATATACCACGTGTGTATAAAGCGCGGGCTTCAGCCCATAATTCAAAATATTTTTGTGACCCCGCGCGATACACGTGCTCGGTAAGAGGTCGTGCGTTATCCATGTGATACTTAAGTCCCTCAGATAAAATTTCTTTGGGAGCTAAGTTTTCATTTATCAATACTGGTTTAGTTGGTGAACAACCTCCACATCCACAATCACACATATTATTCTTCGTCTTCAGCTATTAATTTTGAACCAAAACCAATTCTTGGTCTTAAGTTATTGGGGGTTAATTTTTCAAATTTAGCACCTGCTGATTTTAATTGTTGTGCCATTGCTTCAGGTGAACCCTTAACATAAATATACTCACCAGTATTTGGACCCTTAGCTCCAAAATCATGAGCTAAAAAATGAGTAAATCCTTCTTTACCAGAATAACGAATAAAGTTCATTAAAGCTACGTTGGTTTGAATAGACTCAGGAGAATCAAAATTTATATCATTTAATAAAACATTAACACTATCTCCTAAACCATTATCATTAGCTAAGATATCACCAAATGCTTGTTTAAATCCAGTTTTATCGTCTGTGGCTTTATAAGCATCAGATATAACTGAAGTAAATTGGTTCATTGGGTATTTTTTATCTTCAAATTCAACCCCTTGACGACCACCTTTTACTTCAATACCAAAAGGTCCTAATTTATTATTTATCACACCTGATAGATTTGATGGTTTATCACCTAAAGTAGCACCTTCACCTTTAATCTCAAATTCTTCACCATCTATGGATAAATCACCTTTACCTGAAGTTGAAGAACCTATATTATTAAATAAAAGAGACATACCAACTTCTCCCATACCAACACCTCTTTTACCTTCATCCTGGGAAGTGTGGTAGATAATTTTATCTACTACTTCGTTAGGTACACCTGTTTTAGATAAGGCGGTAAATAAATTACCTTTAGTATTAGTAGGGAAATTTATTTTTTCGTCAGGGTTATTTAAATAAGCAATAAAATCGTCTACTTCTTTTTTAGGAATATCTTCAATTAAATCTTGAATTTCTTTTGAAAATTTCTTTAAGATAATAGGATTGTATTGTTTTTTATCTAAAGTTTGTTTGATTGGACGGTAGGTAGTAAAGTTTTTAGTACGATTAAATAGTTTAGAGATTTGATTATCGTCTAAATCTAAATCCTTGATTAAAGAAATTAAATCATTTTTTGTGATTTTTGGTTTTTCTTCCTCAGCTTCAACTATAGAACTAACCATCTCCATTAACATTTCCATGTCTTTGGGGTCATTGACGTCAGGGTAACCTTTATCAAATTTATAAGCTACTCTATTTAAATATCTTTCTAATGCGTCCATTTAACTTATTCTGTTTCTTCTGAATCTGAAGCATCTACTGAAATGTCTTCGCTTCCTTCTACATCAACTGACTCAGTATCTTCATCAGCAGCTCCATATCTTAAAATACGAGCAATAGCATTTGTAGCATTTTGCTCTTCATTTAGATTAAGTAAGTAATATTTTTTACCTTCTACCTCAGCAATCCAACTTCTATCAGTATAAACTAAATAAAAGGATTGACCATTCAAAAGGTTAATTCTAAATGTTGTAGGTTTAGGAGCTACCCAATCAATAGCATCTATAAACTTAGCATAATCGTGACCTAATAGATCTACGATTACAGCTTTAAGTTCAGGGAACTTGGTTAGTTCATCATACTCAACGGCTGTTACTTCTGCTTTTTTAACAGCAGAATAAGCAGTTGGAGCAAGTGATTTGATTTTAGCAATAAGTTCCTCTCTAGTCATTATTTAGACTTTAATTGTTTAGCTAGTTTTTCAGCAACCCCATAAGCTTTTTTAACAGCATCTCCATAGGCCTTCATAGATTTATCATCAAACTCATCAATAGCTTCAACATCTTGAGCTACATCTACCATAGCATCGATTTGTGGTTCGTTAACCTCAAAATCTAAGTAGTGTTTTGCACCTACTAAAGCATCTTTTGATTTAACAATCTTTGATTGCCACCAGTGTGGGAAATCTACTTCACCTTCACCTTCAAAACCATCTACCATTTGATAAAGTTCCATAGCATATTTTCCAATACGATATAGATCAGCTTTTAACATATGTGGCTCGTTGTCCTGATGTCCAAGATCTAGATCCTCTTCTAATGGGGATTGATTAATTAAATGTAATGTACCTTCGATGTAATCGCTAAATTCTTGAGCTTTCTCAGGAGGTAAAGCGTTCATGATGGTATTAAGTACATCCATTCCATATTTTTGGATGCCTAAAGTTCCTAACACCCCTACAAAGGCTCCCTTAAGTTTGTCTTTCAACCCTTCTTCAAGATCTTCGTCATCCCCTTCGTATGAATCTTCGTCGCCTTCGATATCTTCTACCATAGAGACTAATGTGTTATCGTATGGGTTAGAACTTTCTACAAAGTTAAACACACCATAAGCTTCACCTTGAGCTAAATATGATGGGAAGTAGGCTGCAATAATATTTCTTGCTTCTTCACCTAAAACTGATGCTTGGTCTATAATACTTCTTAGTTCATCTAAACCCGCTTCTTTACTTTCAGTAACTACGGATTTTTCTTCATCTAAAGGTTCCATAAGTCTAGCAGCGTTAGCCATAAAATCAGGAAACATCTTTCTAGCATAACTACGAGCGTTATTTAGTATCAAATCTTCTCTATCAGTTTCATACTCTGGGAAATCGTCCATGTAGAACTCTGTAGCATCTTCAGCAGCAAGCATGATTTTAGATAAACCTGGGAATTCTGTTGGTTCACCTAAGGTTCTATGCATTGATTGGTGTAAAGCAAACTGGTCTGAACTACCCCATTCGTTAATATCGTTTTTGATTTTAACAGGGTGAATTTTACCACTACCTTCAGGAAATTCGAATTCTTTTTTACCTGCGTCTCTAGCAGCATCTGCAGCTACGATGAAGGCATTTCCTTCTTCTACTTGATCTTCCTTCATAGGACCCATCAATGCAGTTTTAACCATTTCTTTTAGTCTATCTTGATCCATTGCTTCTGTTTTCTTTTTAGCTAGGTTAGTGGCACGACCATACATTACCTTTTCCGCATCCTTACCATAACGCTTAACAAGTCCACGCTTGTTTTTTTTCATATCTTGAATGATATCTTCGCGTCTGTCAAGTTCTGACTTGGTAAGTTTACGTTCGTTGAGCATGTTTATTTTTTATCTTCAGCAACTGATGCTTTGCGATATTCAGAAATCAATTTTTTGATTCCACCTAATGCTTTACGAGCACGTCCGTGTGCTGCTTTTGAAGTACCTGCGTGCTCCATAGTAAATGATTCGTATAACGCGTCTAGTTGTTCTTTTAATTCTTGAGTGTTCATAAATTTAATTTTTATTGTTTATTATTTGATTTTATTCCAAATAGGGAATTCTGATTTGTCTGATGATTCTTTAACAACGTGTTGTCTTGTAAAGAAAGTTAAGGTATTACCGATTTGGTCTTCTAGTTTTTCGTCTCCTAACTCACGGGCAGCCATTAAAGCAGCTTCTAAGTTATCTTGTACGTCACCTACAGTACCACCTAACTCAGCTTCAGCATCTTGTTTTACGTCGATACCTTCTGGGTCAGAATCCATGTCCATATCAACATCAACGTCTACTTCTTCTTCAGTATCGATTTCTACGTCTTCAACATCTTCTTCTTCTTCCTCTCTAATAGATAAAGCATCTAAAGCATCCATTGTACCTTCAAATCCTGGGATATCGCTTACAGGACCCATTTCGATATCGTGGTCTCTCATAATAGCACCTAGGTAAGTTTGGGCGTCATCTGTTGACATTGCTCTAACTACAGCTTCAAATGCTGCTTCACCACCTAAAGCGTTTAGGATAGCTTCGGCCATATCTTGATCAGCATCTACTAATGTTTCCTCAACTGAAGTTTCAGCTAACATAGCTGCTTTGATCATTTCTTTTAATTCTGATTTTTTCATTTTATTTGATTTTGGGGCTTCACCTTCTTCCATGTAATCGCTCATTTCTTTTCTACGTTCCATGTAGTCAGTATCTCCACCCATTTCAGCTTTTGATTGTTCAGCATCTAACATTGTAAAACCTGAACCATCCATAGTAGCTACTAAGCCACCTTTTTCGCTGTTTCTAATTTCATACCCGTTATCTGTTGGTTTAACTCTAAACATACCACCCCAACCTTCACCAGTACCATATTTGGCATCGTCTTCTGGTGTTTGTTCTGTT